CGAACTATTCCGTGATGATGTCGGGACTTTTGAACGTGGTGTTCTTCGACTTGTTCCCGGCGTATCTGGCCGTCAAGGCTCTTTTGACGCTTTGGTCAGTTTTGCCTTCAATGCAGGGCTAGGCAACCTTCAGCGCAGTCAGATCAGGATGCGTGCCAACCGAGACGACTGGAACGGGGCGGCTGATGCCTTCCGCCAGTGGACGATGGGTGGTGGCAAAGTCCTGCCGGGTCTGGTAAAACGCCGTGAAGCCGAGATTGCCCTTTTCCTGTCTTGACACGAGAATACGGTTATGCCTCAACCCTTCTCCGCCCGCTTACGTTCCCAGTACGCCTTCATGGCGTCTGATTGGCGTTTGCGTTGAGATGTAGATGTACATGGTGTTCTCCTGATTAACGACAGGTGAGATTGTGCCGCTAAAAAAACTCACTCTCAAACCCGGGGTGAACAAAGAGAACACCCGATATACCAATGAGAACGGTTGGTATGAGTGCGACAAGGTGCGTTTCCGTCAGGGCACGCCTGAGAAGATCGGCGGGTGGCAGCGGATTTCAGCAGACACGTTTCTGGGCGTTTGCCGCTCTCTGTGGAATTGGGTCACGCTTGGGAACTTGAATCTGATCGGTATCGGTACCAATCTAAAGTTCTACATCTCCCAGGGCGGTGCCTACTACGACATTACGCCCATTCGCGTCACCACCACGCTGCCCAACAACCCCTTTACCGGTAACGGCACCACCACGGTGACGGTCAATGCGCCTTCTCATGGCGCTGTAAACGGGGACTTCGTGACCTTCAGTGGTGTGACCGGCACCTACGCAACTCTGCTGAACGACGAATACCAAGTCACGATTATCGACGCCAACTCATACACCATCACCACGGCATCAGTTGTGGCGGCAGGCGCCACGGGCGGCGCGGCAGTCTCTGCGGCGTATCAGGTCAACGTAGGCCCGGCCACTCAGATTCCGCTCGTAGGGTGGGGTGCCGGTGCTTGGGGTGCCGGTGTGTGGGGCGTGGGCGGTACGTCCACCAGCGCGCTGCGGCTGTGGAACCAGAGCAACTTTGGCGAAGACCTAATCTTCGGGCCTCGTGGTGGCGCCATGTATTACTGGGACGCCACCGGTACGGTGAGTACCCGGGGCGTGGCGTTGTCGTCTCTGGCGGGCGCATCTGATGTGCCGACTGTGCAGAACTTCCTGTATGTCTCCGACATTGACCGGTTTGTTTTCGCCTTCGGCTGCAACGACTACGGCAGTGGAACGCAAGACCCGATGCTGATCCGGTGGTCGGATCAGGAAAGCGCGGTCAACTGGACCCCTGCGGCTACCAATCAAGCAGGCAGCCTGCGCTTGTCGCACGGCTCAGAACTTATCACGGCAGTGCAGACCCGTCAGGAAATCGTGGTGTTCTCGGACTCCGCCGTGTATTCGCTTCAGTACCTGGGGGCGCAGGCCGGTGTGTGGGGCGCCCAACTGCTTGGCGATAACACCTCTATCGTCGGCCAGAACGCGGTAACCGTGGGCTCTGGCGTGGTGTACTGGATGGGTGTGGACAAGTTCTATGCCTACGACGGTCGGATTCAAACGTTGCCCTGCGATCTTCGCCGTCACGTGTTCAGCAATTTCAATGCGGCTCAGGCGGAGCAGGTGTTTGCGGGTACGAACGAAGGCTTTAACGAAGTCTGGTGGTTCTACTGCTCGGCCAACTCCACGGCCATCGACCAGTACGTCGTCTACAACTACCTTGAAAAGATTTGGTACTACGGCACTTTGGGGCGCACGGCGTGGCTTGATTCTGGCCTGCAACAATTCCCGATGGCGGCAACGTATTCATACAATCTTGTCAACCACGAAGAGGGTGTGGACGACAACGAAACTGGGACGCCAACCGCAATCAATGCTTACATTGAATCTGCGGAATTTGACATTGAAGACGGGCAGAACTTCGGATTCGTGTGGCGCATGCTGCCCGACGTGACGTTTACCGGATCGACAGCAAACAATCCGTCGCTGACTATGACGCTCATTCCCATGAAGGGGGCGGGCTCTGGATTCAACAACCCGCAGTCTCTGGGCGGGTCAAGCAGTGCGGCGGTTACGCGGTCTGCTACGGTGCCGATTGAACAGTTCACCAACATTGTCTACATCCGGGTGCGCGGACGTCAGTTAATTATGAAAGCCGAGTCCGATGCGCTTGGTGTGGCGTGGCAGTTGGGCTCTCCGCGAATCGACGTTCGCATGGACGGGAGACGCTGATGGCGCTCCTCATTGAAGATGCCCTCGTTGCTCCACCACCTAACCTGCCCCTCGCGCCGAGTGATTACGACTCGCGTTATCAGGAGCAGTTCAACAACGTCCTGCGTCTGTACTTCAACCGTCTGGACGCACTACTGAGGCAGATCGTGGCAACGGCATCCCCCATCCCAGTCTCTATCGGCGGCACCAACACGGATGCCTTTGGGCGCCTGCGGGTCAGTCAGCCCTATACGCTCTTCGACAGCCAGAACCGCTACGCCGCAGACAACCAGTTCGACGTTTCTACGACCGGCACCGGCACAACAACGTTCTTGCCCAATGAAGCGGCAGTCAAGATGGAAGTTACCGGGGCCGGTGTCGGCTCCGTCCTGCGCCAGTCCTATCGTTCATTCCCGTATCAGCCAGGGAAGGGTTTGTTGGTGCTTGCCACCTTCGTGATGGACAGCAGCATGAGCCTGAACCTCACGCAGCGCGTGGGGTACTACAACGATCAGAACGGTGTGTTCTTCCAGCGTGTCGATGGCGTCTATTCTTTTGTCCTGCGTTCCTACGTCACCGGTTCTGTTTCCAATGTTCGGACGGTCAATCAGGCAGATTGGAACGGTGACAAGTTGGACGGCACGGGGGACTCGGGCTACACACTCGACCCGTCCAAGGCTCAAATTCTGTGGATGGACTTTGAGTGGTTGGGGGTTGGGTCAGTCCGGTGCGGCTTCATCATTGACGGCCAGTACATCGTCTGCCACACGTTTAACAACGCCAACGAAATCACGAATGTTTACATGACCACGGCTATCCTGCCGGTGCGGTACGAGATTGTGACCACGACGGCTGCGGTGGCGGCTTCGATGAAGGCCATCTGTTGCTCGGTGATTTCCGAGGGCGGGTTTGAACAGACCTCCATTGACCATGTGGCGCGACGCACCACAGTCCTGGGCACCATTGGCTCTACTTTCTTGCCCGTGGTCTCCATTCGCCTTGCCTCTGGACGGACGGGTGCGGTGGTGCTGCCAAACCGGGTGCAGGTTTTGCCCACGACCAGTCAGAACTACGAAGTGGCGCTGATTAAGAACCCCACCCTGACCGCCGCATCATGGACGGCAGTGCCGACTGACTCCAATGTGGAGTTTGATGTATCAGCCACGGCCACCACGGGAGGCTCCATAGTGCAAACGGACTATGTGACTTCAACCGGTTCAGGCGGGACGCAGGGTCTTAGCGCGGCCACGGGGTACAACTTCGACCTCCAACTTGGCGCGACGATTGCCGGTGTCAGTGACATCTACACCGTTGCTGTCAGAACTGTCTCTGGGGCCACCACGGGTGACGTGGTTGGATCGCTGTCCTTCTACGACCTGACTCAATAAGATCATGGCGCGACTGTCCACAGAAGAAGAGTTTGAAGATTCGTTCAATGAGAACGATCTGCCAAACATTGTGGGCGACGTCGCGCCCGCGCCCGCGCCTGCGCCTGCCCCTCCTTTTGATCTCAAGGCGTACATGTACGCGCTTGACCCCAACGATCATGCGCTTGCTACAAAGCGAGGCCTTGAATATGCAAAACAGCAGGGGTGGTCTCCCGAACGCACCGTAGCGGAGTGGAATAAAGCCCTTGGCACGTCCTTTACGCTTGCCGACTACTACCGCGTCACCGGAACCCAACCCCCCGTAGCCCCTCCTGTCGCGCCGCCCGTAGCCCCTCCGGTTGCCCCTCCGGTTGCCCCTCCCGTGGCACCTCCCGTGGCACCTCCGGTTGCTCCGCCCGTAGCCCCTCCTGTCGCGCCTCCTGTCGCGCCTCCTGTCGCGCCTCCTGTCGCGCCTCCTGTCGCGCCTCCCGTGGCGCCGCCCGTAGCCCCTCCGGTTGCCCCTCCGGTTGCTCCCCCGGTTGCTGCTCCCGTAGCGCCGCCCGTGGCCCCCAGTATTCCGCTGCCTGAATGGGCACGGAACATGCCGACCACGTACAACGAAGAAGCCCGCAAATTGGCGGACGGCACCTACGTCGGATCGGTTTACGGTTACTTCTTCACCGACTTTCGCGCGGCTTACAACGACACAAGCCCCAGTTACCCCGATGATCTGCGCCGTATGTTTGCCGCGCAGAAAATGCAGGCAACGCTGAATGAGTACGGCGTCAGCGATCCCGAGCAACTCAAGCAGTTTAAGACCGCTACAACCCCCACCGGGGTTATCGCCATATTCAACCCGGACGGGTCGGTAAGGTCTCAGCGGTATGACGCGCTGTTGGACACGCGCGGCGCTGAGTTCAAAGACTTCGTTAAATCTGCCGCAATGATCGGCATGATGGCATTCCCCGGGGTGGGGCAGGCTATCGGAGCATCTATTACCAGTGCGGCGGGGTATGCCGGAGCAAGTGCAGCACTGAAAGCAGCCATCGGTAGCGTGGTTGTCAACACTGCGCTAAGTGGCGGCGACGTAAAGAACGCGGTCAAGAACGCGGCGGCTACCTACATTGGCCTGCAAGCAGGAGATGCGCTTGGCAAGATTGCCGCAGACATGGCGGCTAGCCCGCAGTTTGGGCAATACGTTAATCAGATAACTGCCAACACCACCCGCGCGGCCATCATGGGGCAGGACATCGGCGACGTGCTCAAGGGCACGACGATCGCGTTTGCTACCAACTACGCCACGCAGCAGATTCCTGGGTTCAATGATCTCCCTCCCGCAGTAAAGAACACCATCACGCAGTCGCTGCAAGCGTCGCTGTCGGGACAAGAGATTGACCTCACCGCGATGGCTAAGAACGCCGTCATCGACGGGTCGATTGCCTACGCCACTGAGCAGATCCCGGGCTTCAAGGATGCTGACCCTCGCGTGCGGTCGTACACGACGACGATGTTGCGCACGGCGCTGACCGGTGGAAATCTTGAGGCTGCGACAATCAACTGGGCGGTCAATCAGGCTACCCGAGACTTTGAGCGCGCGATCAGAACGCAGCCTGTGATGGATCGGCTAAAGAAGGCTGGTGCCATAACGACGGACAACTTGGCTCAGTTGGACGCCGCAGACGCGCTTGAGATCGAACGAATTGCTGAGGCCCCAGAAGATCAGCAAGCACAGCAGATCGCGGTCTTTACGCAGACTAAAGATTTCCAGAACCAACTCGCTGCATTCACCAACGGGCAGGCAGATCGAGTCAACCTTGGTGCGGGGTTCTACTACGGCGCTGACGGTCGCATCCGTGACTCTGACGGCAAGTTAGCGGACTCTGTGCAGTTGGCTGGACTTGGGGACACCGTATGGAGCGCCCTACAGCGCGTCACTAATCTCATCCCGGCCACTGCGCTGAACCAGTTGGGCGTCGCGTATTTCGCTCGCAACAACGACCCGTTGAAGGCAGCGTTGCGCGGAGGCTTTGGCGGTATTGCCACTGCCATCCCCGGCGCAATGGAAGTTGCCGGGGTTCGTCAAGATCTGGCCCAAGAGATCAACACGTGGATCCAGGGCGTACAGAACGGCAAACTGCTGTCGCTGTCTCCCGAAGCCCAGGAGGCTATGAAGAACAGTGTGGTTTCCGGCAACCTGTTCAAACCAGACACGTGGAACTTTGGTTCTGACCCTACGCTGTATGGCAACTTCCTAAATTTCATTCAGATTGCCGCCGCTTCCGTGCCGGGGCTGGCTCCCTATGCCGGTCCTGCATTGTCTTTTGGTGCCGCCGCTAACGAAGGTGCGCAAGCCGCGCGGGATTACATCCGCGACTTGTCCGACACTGACATTCGCAACTCCAAGGCATACAAAGATTTGTTAGCCGAGGGCGCGCAAAACGGCAAGACATACAGCATGTCCGAAGCGCGGGAAATCATCTCCAATCGCGCAGCACAACTGGCCGGTGCCATTCAAGGCACCATTGCTGTGGCCCCCATGGGTCCAGTCGATAAACTCGCAAACAAAGTCTCCAGTTACACCGCTAATTTGGTCCTGCGTGGTGGCGCCGAAGGCGTGCAGGAAGTGCTTGAAGGGCTTGGTGCCGAAGCAGGTATTAACCTGCGCGGCGTCGACATTTCGTACGGCAACAACAGTCTTGCCAACGCGGTGTACGGCACCAAAGTCGGTGTTGCTATTCATGGCGGGGTAGACGCTGCCAACAATTTGCGCAATTCGTCTTTGGCTTCGCAAGGCGCAAACTCTTCGCTGGCTGCCAGTTCATTGGCCGCCGCGCGTAATCAGTCTGGGGTCAACTCCCAAACGCAAGCCAACATCGACAAAATCCTGCGGCTTGCCCCTTCTATTCCTGGCGGTAACCTTTCGGTGCTGGGTGACGATCTTGCGGGGGCTGGCATCGACGTACGCCCCGACGGTTCGATTGATTTGGGTACGGTCACCCTGCTGCCAGACGGCACAGTGCGGCTTGATTCCATTACGCCGTTGCCGGAGATTAACCGTGCGGCGTACATCAAGGCGTTTGTCAATTCGATCGTAAGCGACGCCAGTCTGTCTGCTGCGGACAAGGCGGATGCGCTCATCGACAACATGGTGGCTAACGGCTATACGCTGACGGACATCTCCAATGCCACTGGGTTTAGTCTGACCGGCGTAGTCAACGCCCTGGGCGGCACGGATACCAGCATCCTGATGCCGATAGCGCCTCCCGTAGCGCCTCCCGTAGCGCCGCCCGTGGCACCTCCTGTCGCCCCTCCGGTTACGCCCCCGGTTACGCCCCCGGTTACGCCCCCGGTTGCTCCGCCCGTGGCTCCGCCCGTGGCTCCGCCCGTGGCACCTCCCGTGGCACCTCCCGTAGCGCCGCCCGTGGCTCCGCCGGTTGCCCCTCCGGTTGCCCCTCCTGTCGCGCCTCCCGTGGCTCCGCCGGTTGCTCCTCCCGTGGCTCCGCCGGTTGCTCCTCCCGTGGCTCCGCCGGTTGCTCCTCCCGTGGCTCCGCCGGTTGCCCCTCCCGTAGCGCCTCCGGTTGCTCCCCCGGTTGCTCCCCCGGTTGCTCCCCCGGTTGCTCCGCCTGTGGCTCCGCCTGTGGCTCCGCCTGTGGCTCCGCCGGTTGCTCCCCCGGTTGCCCCTCCGGTTGCTCCCCCGGTTGCTCCCCCGGTTGCTCCCCCGGTTGCCCCTCCGGTTGCTCCCCCGGTTGCCCCTCCGGTTGCTCCGCCCGTGGCACCTCCCGTAGCGCCGCCTGTGGCTCCGCCCGTGGCACCTCCCGTAGCGCCGCCTGTGGCTCCGCCCGTGGCACCTCCCGTGGCTCCGCCTGTCGCGCCGCCCGTGGCACCTCCGGTTGCTCCCCCGGTTGCTCCGCCCGTGGCTCCGCCCGTGGCTCCGCCCGTGGCTCCGCCGGTGGAACCCCCAACCGTTTCGCCTGTTGCGCCGCCGGTCGAACCTCCCGTAGCCCCGCCTGTGGCACCCCCGGTGTTTGTGGATGTACCCACTCCACCGCCTGTCGAACCTCCGGTAGAACCCCCAACCGTTCCGCCTACGGCGTCGCCGGTCGTACCGCCCGTGGCTCCGCCCACCAAGCCGCCGGTTAAACCGCCTGTGGCTCCGACTGTAATTCGGCGCCCTGTCACAACCCCGCCAGGAGCAGCAGGAGCGACCGGGGCTGCGACATCTGGGCCGCCCCCTCGTGTCGGCAAGTATGACGTTGCCGATCCATACCGGACGCTTGAAGAGATCTTGTTGGGGTTGAAGGGGGATGTTTTTTCTATTGCGCCAACTAGAATGGCCCAAGGGGGCTACGTGGACGAACTGTTCAAACAACCGGGCACGTTGAAAGACCTGCTGCGACTGCTGAAATGAGGTCAATATGAGCGATCGAGACGATGAAATTGGTGGCGACGACGACGAAGTTGATTCCTCTTGGGAAGACGAGCCTATTGAACGGATTGCCACCAGCGAGGGCGCCAAAGAGATCGTCAACAATGCCCTGCCGGGCCAAAACGGCTACGGTTGGAAGTATTACGACAACGGTACGGCCATCAGCCCTGATGGCAAGTATTACTACCAAGGCAATCTAGTTTGGAGCCCGGGGGATGCTGAAGGCAATAAGATCTTCAACAGCCTCAAAGCGGCATTCGTAAAGCCGGGTGGCGGCATCAACTGGGGCGGGCTCGCTACCGCAGCGGCGGGTATCTACGGCATGCGAGGCGGCTTCGACGTCAAGAGCGGTGGCTACAACCAACCTATCCCAAAGTTGACGGCGACTCGGGAAGCCTTGAACATTCAGGACCCCAATCGTCGCCCCGGCCAAGGCGGACTGCGGTATTTCACGGATGTGCAGTACACACCGCGCGGAGATGAAGAGGCCCTTGCCGCCGCCAAAGAAGCAGTCGCAACTCAAGCCGCCGGGCTTCGCGCGGCCTATACGCCCACTGCCGCTCCCCCGGCCACAAGCCCCTATGCAGGCACGTTCAAGATGCCGTGGGAAAAGGCTCCGCCAGCCGCAGACCCCGGTGCGGCACAGCAGGGAGCGTCCGGTGTGGGCGATGTACTTCGGCCCGAACAGCGTCTGCCCGTACAACCAGAACGAGGAGCCGCAACCATGGCTGATGGCGGTATTGCAATGTTGGCCCGTGGAGGTCGCTATCTTCAGGGGGCTACGGATGGAATGGCGGACAAGATTCCGAGTTCAATCGACGGCGAGCAACCTGCGGCTCTGAGCCACGGGGAGTTTGTAATTCCTGCGGACGTCGTTTCGCACCTGGGCAACGGCAACTCCGATGCAGGTGCCAAGAAGTTGTACGACATGATGGCGCGTGTGCGCAAAGCCCGCACGGGTAACCAGAAGCAGGGCAAAAAGATCAACCCAGACAAGTTCATGCCCGGCGGCCTTGCTGGCTACGCCGGAGGCGGCGTGGTGGCGTTCCAAGCCGGTGGTGCTGCTGGCACTGGCACCGGTACTGGCACGGGCAATCCTCCAGTCACCGGATACGGCACATCTACATCGTCTACGTTGTCTCCGTGGGCCGGTGAGTACGTTACCAATCTGTTGGGCGAAACCGAAGCCCTGACCAAGCAGCCCTACCAAGGCTATAAAGGCCCTCTGACGGCGGGCGCGTCCAACTTGCAGCAGCAAGCATTCGCGGGCGCCGGTGAAATGGCTAAGACGGGCTACACCCCCGGTACGTTCACATCAGGTACGTTTGGTTTGGATGCGGCCAAGCAGTACATGAACCCGTACTTGCAAGCGGTGCTCGACCCCACATTGGCGGAGATGCGTAGGCAATCAGACATCGCTCGATTGGCAGATGCTTCGCGGCTCACGCAAGCCGGTGCGTTTGGTGGCAGCCGTCAGGCCATCATGGAAGCCGAGGGGCGGCGCAACCTGCTTGAAAAGCAGCGACAGGCTATTGGTGAGGGCTACGCAAGTTCGTACGATAAGGCCATGGCGCAGTTCAATGCAGACCAAGCCCGCCAGATGGAAGCCCAGAAAGCCGGTGAAGGTTCGCGGCAGTTCAGCGCAGAGTTTGGTGCTCGGTCTATTGCAGACCTCGCCAAGTTGGGTGCGGAGCAACGCGCTATCGAACAGCAGGGTATTGAAGCGGAGCGCAAGGCGTTTGAAGAAGAGCGGGCATATCCGTTCTCAATGCTTGACTACCGTCGCAAGATGATAGAAGGTCTGCCCATCACCACCACAGCCACCACGCCAAATACCACGGGGCTGAGTGAACTCACCACGCGGATTGCGGACCTAGAGGCGCTGTATGAAAAATTGAGCAACCTGGGCGTGAAGCCGTAAGTTGAGGTAAGACCATGCCATCTCCCAATCTCGTTCAGATCCAACGCGACCTGCAAATGCTGCCCCCTGGGCCGCAGACGATGATGTACCTCAAACGCGCCAAGGACGGCATGGTGGCGTCTGTGCCTCCGTACTTGGCCGCTGCGGAACTCGCAGGGCGCGAAAAGATGGCGCAGCGTCAGGCTATGTCCGACGGTGCCGTACCGGGCGAGCAGCCCACGGTCTCGCAGCAGTTGTCGCAGAAGGCCGACCTTTTGGCGCTTCAGGCCATGAAGAAGCAGGCCATGGAGCAGCAGTCTGCGAACCAAGCCAGGGAAGCCGTGATGCCCGCTCCCGAAGGCACACCTGAGCCCGAAGAACAGCCCCGCCGCGAAGGCGGCATTGACCAGTTGCCGGTTGACTTCGGTCTGGCTGGCGGCGGTATCGTGGCGTTCACCCCGGGCGGTACTGTCTCTACGGAAGCAGAAGACATCAGCGGTATGTTGCCGCAAGCGGGTCAACTGCCAAAGACCCGCAAGCAATTAGAAGAAGAACGTCAGCGCGAAGAACGTCAGCGCGAAGAGGCTGAGCGCATGGCGTTCCTTGAAGCAAGTGCCCCTGAGTTGGCGGCGCGTATGAAAGCCGAACAAGCCGCGAGAAAGCAAGCCGTTAATTCGTTTGTTGCGCCAACCGGAAACATGCAACAAATCGAGGCTGCGGCGCAGCAACGTCCGCCCGCTGCCCCTCCGGCCCCGCCCCAACAACGTCCCCCCGCCGCCCCCGCCGCCCCCGCCGCCCCTGCGGCCCAAGCGGCTCCCGCTGCGCCTTCACCTCAACAATCGGTAGAAGCCGCGCTCATGCAACGGCTTGGACTTGCTCCCGGCGGAGCAGGGCTGCCAGCGTTGCTTGGCGGCGCAAGTGGTGCCGCCCCTACCATGGCCGGTACGGCGGGAGACGTTAAGGCAGCACAAGCCCAGTTTGGCTTGGACAAAGCCGCAGGTGCAGAAGAGCGCCGATTGATCGAGCAGATGCAGGGGTTGCAAGCGCAACGTGCGCAGGGGCGAGCACGCCGGGATCTACGGGAAGTTTTGCTTGGTTTTGGTCGTGGCTACGGCGGCGCGGCGGCGGCAAGTATTGGTGCAGGAGATCGTGCCTACGCTGAGGACATGCAGCATCAGCAGCAGATGTACAACCTCATCAACGCTCTCAACACCGGCAACCGCAAAGAGGCTGAGAAGGCGTTTGAGAAAACCGTTGGGTTGCAGCAGCAGCGCGAAACGGACCTGCGTTCAAAGTCCAATACCGAACTGCAAGCCTTGACAAGTATGTACGGCAACATGCTTCAAGCAGGCAGCAGCAGGTACAACACGGATATGCATTTCAAGGCGGCTATGCTGCAAGCAGACCGGGCCGAGGCAAGCGGAAACCGGGCCGACAAGGCGCAGTCCATCACTACGCTTCGTGTTTTGTTGGATGGACAAGTAAAGGAACTTACCGGAATCTCCGCAGAACTCCGCGCCACTCAGGTCGGGCCCGCACGTAAGGAAATCAAGGAACGCTACGATCGCGTGGAGAGAGAATTGAACGAGACGCGAGCAAGACTCAAACGTCTTGAAGGGGTGCCAGAGGCTCCGGCTACTAGCACCGCGCCAACGGCTCCGACAAGTAATCGTCCGCCGCTTTCTTCGTTCCAACGCTAACTACCCGGAGCAACCATGGCGTTTGATGTAGCAGGAGCAATCAAAGCCGGGTACTCGGAACGAGAGATAGCCGAATACCTTGGGCGCGAGCGCAAGTTTGATACTGACGCAGCGTTACGCGCGGGGTATTCCCCTGCGGACATCATTTCCCATTTAGGTGTTGTTGCGCCTCCGGCCAAAGCCGCACCGTTCTCGATGCGCGATGTGGCCCTGTCTTTGGGCCAAGGCGCCGTGGGTGGCGTCAAGGCTCTGACCGATGTGTTCGGTGCAGGCAACGTAGCCTCCGAAGCCTTGGAGCGCGGCCAACGCGCACTGGGCGAAGCCATGACGCCTGAAAGTCAGGCGGAGATTGCCCGAGCGCAACAGCGCATGAAAGCCGCCGAAGGGCAAGGAGTTGGTGCAGAAATCTCGGCTGCGTTGGAGGGCATCAAAGAGGCACCCCTGCAAAGCGCGGCGCAAGCGGTGGGTTCCTTCCTGCCCTTCGCGCTTACGGCCCCGCTGCGTTTACTTCCTGCCACCATGAAGGCGGTCAACACCGTGATTGGTACTGCACAGGGCGTGGGCGCGGTCAAGGGTTCGATCTACGACTCTGTGAAAGAACGTCTGGTATCCGAAGGGATGCCGGAGCAACTGGCTGAACAGCAGGCGAAAGCCGCACAGGCGTACATTGGCAAGGAAGGGCTCGGCAAAAACATCGAGCAGATTGGTCTGGGCGGTGCGCTGGGCGCTGTGGCCGGTAGATTCGGTGCAGAAAGTCTGCTGTCCAAGGCCGGGGCCCAACAGGCTGCCCCCGGTATGCTGCGTCGTGCGGGCACGGCGGCGTTGGCCGAAGCCCCCACGGAAGCCGCGCAGGGCGGTCAGGAACGCATGGCTGCCAACATTGCGTTGCAGCGTGAGGGCTTTAACGTCCCGACGTTCCAGGGTGTTGCCGGTCAGGCTGCGCAAGAAGCCGCCATGGGCGCCCTTGGTGGCGCTACGATTGGCGCGGTACGCGGGCCCGAGGTCCAACCTCCGCCCGCTCCCCCGGCTCCGCCCACTGCTGCGGCACCGGCTCCGGCGCCCACTCCACCTACTCCTGCGGCACCGGCTGACCCTGCGCAGTTGTACCAACAACGTGCGGCGCTCCAAGCGCAGCCTCAAACGCCTGAAACCCGGGCGGCAATCGACCAACTGACGCAGCAGATCCGGCAGGTAGAAGCCCAAGCCGTCACGCAAGCGCGGGCGCAGCAGGAGCAGCAACGTGTGGATGCAGAGAAGGCAGCACGCAGCGCCTTTACGCAACCCGGTCAGCAGATGGAGATGCGGGAGTTCCTGCCTCCTGGCGGCGCCCAACTTGCAACCGAAGTCGAAACCGAACCCACACTGCGTGAGCAGCGCGCAGAGTACCGCCAAGATCGTCGGGAGTTGCGTGAGCAGGGACAGATGCGCCTGCCGTTCCGCTACACGGGCGAAGGAGAACCCACGTCTATTACGCCGCCCCCGGCGCCGCGCATCTATATGCCGGACATCGAAGCCGTCGGCGTGCCGTTCAAGACCGCAAAGGATTGGTTCAACCGTAACGTCGTCAACCGCACCAAGGAAGATGTCGCTGCTCTTGTGCAGCAGGATCCCTCTCTGGTAAAAGGTCAGGGGTCGCGGGCCAAGATTCTCCGAGCCTTGTTGGGCCCGGACGTACCCGCATTCAAGGAGGCCCCCCGTGGAGCGCCAACGCCAACACCTGTTAGTGCAAAACCTCAGCCCGGAGGAGATCAGCGAGGCATGGGCGTACCTAGCGCGCCTCCCGTCGCCGGACCTACCGCAGCCGCTGCTCCCGCCGCACCTCAAGGACCTGTCGCCCCTGGACTGGCACCTGTTGCACCACCTGCTCCAGCAGGAGTTGCAGGAGAGGGACAGCAGCCCCCTGCACTGACCCCAGCGCAGGTTGAAGCCAAGGCTGTCGAAGACGCCAAGAAGGCTGTAGCCAAACGGAAGAAGAAAGAAGCGCCTGTTGCGCCTCCCGTTGCCCCAGTCGTTGAAGAACCGGCTGTTGCTCCTCCTGTTGCGCCTGTAGAAGATACCCGCACGGCGGCTGAGGTTCAGACCGCGATCGACTCGCTGCGTAACAAGCAGCGCGGACTGCTGCTCAAGAGCGGCAAGGTGCCGATGCCCAACTCCAAGGCGCGTAGTTCCTACGATGCTTTGGAAACCCAGGTGCAGGAACTGATCCCCGTCTACGACCGCAAGGCCGAGGAAGAGCGCCAGCGTGACGCCGCCGAGATGCAGCGTCGCTTGGACGAGCAGCAGAAGAAGACTGCGGAAGGCAAGCGCAAAGCGTCCGCTGCTACTGCCCCGGCTCCGGCCAAGCCCACGCCGCCCATCTCCGAAGAGATGCGCGAGCCCATCGGCACGTCCACGTTTGGCATGGAGGAGGGTCAGGTCGAGATCCGTCGCGGTCCACAGGCTGAGTTGTTCCCGTCAAGCAAGGCTGAGACGCGCAAGCGTGCCGAGGCCGCTGATGAGCGGGAGCGTGCCGCTGCCGAAGAGCCCGCCGCCGAAGTCCCCGCCGTTGATGAGCGGCAGATGGCGTTTGATCTTCAGCCCCGCGCCGAACCGACGGTGCCTGCCTGGGCAGACGAGCGGGCCAAAGAATTCACGGGCGGCAAGGCTGTTTACGCTGAGGGCGATGTTGCCCTGGTGCGCAGTACAAATCGGTTTGGCTTCATCACATATATTGCGGTCCACAAGGACGGACGTGCTGAGCGGGTGGATGTTCGCTCATCTACTAGCCCCCTGCTGACCGCAGAGGAACGTGCTAGGTTCGTTGAGGCCCGCAACCGCGCCGTTGATGCGGATGCCGCTGAGTACGCTGCCAACCCGGACGGCCCGTTTGCCGGTGCGACAACCAACGTGGTTGGGTCTGACGGTATCTCCAAGAAGTACACCGACTACTTGGCCGAACTCACGAAGTCTTTGGGTATTGGCGATGTGCGGTTCTTCGTGCACAACGGCGCGGATCTGGATGGGGAAACCGACCGCTACGGATTCCACGGCCCGTACTTGTCGGGCCTCAACACAACCAACGAATCCTCATCTACCAACGGGTCTGTGGTTTCTTTTGGCCCCAACCGCAACGACTTCATCATCTACCTCAAGCCGGAGATGAATGAGACCAAAACGCTCGAAGTCATTGCGCACGAACTCGGCCACGCCATTCAGCAGATCGCCTACGACAACGCTCCAACGCAAGTGCAGTTCGCCATTCGTAAGGAATACGAGGCATGGCTGAAGGAAAACAAGAAACCCGGGCACACGGCCATTGACCTTGCGCACAACCTGCGCACCAGGGAACAGGCCCAAGACATCGAAGCGTCGCTCCGGGCACGGGGCAAGGCCGATATGACCGCTGACGCCATGGACAACGTGGATTCGTACTGGCGTTCGTTCAGCGAATGGTTTGCCGACAACACGGCACGGTGGGCCACCACTGCGGACAAGCCGCTGACCATAACCGAGAAATTTTTCTCCCAGGTTGCGCAGAAGTTGCGTGACCTGCTGCGCATCGTCACGGGGCGGCAGTACCTGCCCGCCAAGACGGTCAAGGACTTCTTGGATTCGATGGGTCCTGGCTCATCGAAGATGTGGTTCGAAGACACCACCCGTACGGAACAGGCGCCGCAAAAGCAGTTCTCCCTGTCCTATGGCGCTCAGCAGATCATCGACGCCCTGGGTCCGATCGAGCCCGAGCGTATGCCTTGGTACAAGGCCATGGTGCAGGGCATCACGACCCAGCCCGGGGATCCGACTCTGGGCACCAAGTTCCGCGTCATGATGGCGGACTCGGCTGCGGCTGTGGAGCAGCGCCTTCAGGCCAAGTTCAACGGCGCCGTGCGGGACGCGTTGGGCAACCTCAACCCCATGGGTGCACTGCGGCAGGCGCAGGACTACGTAAAACTCTTGCCGGAATACTTCCAGAAAGGCTCGATCGAGAAAGATCCGACGACCGGGCTGTGGAAGGTAGTCGAGAAGAAGGGCGTGCCTCCTCCGGTCGAAGTGTTCGCCGCCTTGGAGAAGTGGTCCAAGAAGAACGGCTACTCGATGGAAGGCGGTACCCGTGCGGCAAGCCGCATCCTCGAAGCCATGCGCTTGAAGGAGTTGCTGAAGTCCAACCAGACGAAGGGCACCGAGTTCGTTATCCACATGCCGGAGGCCGACATCGACGCCCTGGCAAAAGAGTACAACGCCGACCCCGACCTGCAAGAGATCAGCACGTTGATGGACAAGGCCCGTATCGCCATGGTGGACAACATGGTGGCCGTGGGGCGGCTGTCTAAGGCCGAGGGCGATGCGTGGAAGTCGGTAGTCAACTACGTGCCGTTTGACCGCATATCGGATGAGATCTCCTCGTTTGATCGCATCAAGAAACTGTCTGGCAAGGGCGTGGCGCAGTTGGGCAAACTGCCAGAACTGGTCGGCTCCCTGGAGCGCCCGGTGGGCAACGTGTTCACCAACTATGCAAACACGCTCGGTTGGATGCTGCGGCAGACAACTAACGCCGACGCCACGCGCACCACGATCGAAGTCATGGAAAGCATGGGCTTGGCCAAGCCGCTTGGCACAACCACGCAGCACAAAGACAACACCGTCGGCGCGTACGTGGATGGAGAACTTCGGTACTGGCAAGTGCCGAGTCGGTACGATGTCTTGGCGTTCAAGGACCTGACGCTGCCCAAGAGCGGGCTGATGAAGTTCCTCGGGGCGTTCTCCAACGTGCTGCGCACCACGGTTACCGCACTGCCGCCCTTCGCGCTCAAGCAGGTGGCAGACGACGTGCAACGCGCCATCTTCACGTCAGGCGTTCGCAACCCGGGTCCCATGATCCGCATGGCTTTGACGAACTTCCCGAAGATTGCCATGGCCGAGATCCGTGGCATCAAGCATCCCATCGTGCGGGAACTGGGCGATCTGGGCCTGACCGGCGAGTACGACTTTCAACAGGGACGCCCTGCCGAGTCGCTGCTCAAAGAAGCGGGCTACATGAAGCGTGGTCGGTTCGAGACTTTGCTGCATCGACTGGATGGCATTACGCGGGCATCCGACATCGCGGTGCGCAAGGCCATCTACGATCAGACCAAGCGCGAGACGAACGACGAGTTGCTGGCCCAGGTGCGGGCCCGAGAGTTCATCAACTTCCGTCGGCGCGGAGCGAGTAACTTCGCCGCTGCGCTCACGTCCACCATCCCGTTCTTCAACGCCTACATCCAGGGTACCGACGTGCTGTACCGTGCGGCCACCGGCCAAGCGGCAGCATCAGGGCTTGAAAGAACCGCCGCCCGTCGGCTGTTCTGGAGCCGCGCGGCCATGCTCACTGCGTTCGCTACGCTGTATGCCCTCGGCAAGTCCGACGACGAAGACTACAAGGACATGGACCTGCGCACCCGGGACGGCAACTGGATCTTGGGCGACGGCCTGAAGATCGGGGTGCCGACCGAACTGGGCGCCATCTTCAAGGTGATCCCGGAGCGCATGGTCGAATACTACAAGCGCAAGGGTACGCCGGAGGAGCAGGAGGCCATGGAGGCTGTCCGCACCGCTGTGGCTTACATCGCGGAGCAATACTTCGGACGCGCCATGCCGATCCCGCAGGCTGCCAAGCCGCTGCTTGAGGCATGGACCAACTTCTCGTTCCTGACCATGCGCCCCCTGGAAGGCATCTTCCAGAAGGGCCAACTGCCCAGTGAGCGCCGCACGGCTACAACCAGTGAACTGGCCATCGCCATGGCAGGATTTAGTCGGGATATGGTTGGCGTTCAGATCTCTCCGATCATGATCGACAACGTGCTGCGCGGG